TGGGTCCAGATCCGGAGCTGGGCGAAGTTCTTGTGATTGTTGAGGATGGTCGAGATTTCCCCGTTGAGCGCCTCCTGGAACCCCTGGAGGTCGAAGGCGATCGAGTAGCCGAAGGAGGTCAGGAGGTAGCGCGCGGGGATGACCCGGTGGACGGGGAGCATGAGGTTCCAGCCTTCGGGCTCCGGCTGATCCAGGTCCGACCACACAAGCGCTGTGTTGGAAGGCTCGTTATAGTCCTCGCCCGGGCCGTAGCCGCTGGCCTGGTCCATCTCCTCCCCGCCCCACACGGATCCCGGTCTCTCGTACGTGTCCTCAAGGATGCACTCTGCCACGAACTTGATCTTCCTGCCGTAGGGCAGGGCGGGCGTCCGGAGGTGATAGAAATACCCCACCTCAACGGTGTCGGGGTCGGGGGCCTCCGCCCCGATCTTCTGGAAGCCGTCCGGGCCGTAGCTCTCCCTCTTCTTCCAGGACTGGAGGATCTCGTCCCGCTTCTCGGGGTTGACCGCAATGAGATCCCAGATGTTCTCGTAGTCCCAGACGCACACCCATTGCTTTTGCCGCCACGGCCGATCCCAGGGATAAAGGACTTGATAGAAGTTGGGATTCGAATGGCGGATGTCCCCGTCGTACTCCGGGAACCCGTAGAGCTCTGCCCCGACCTCATCCCCGCAGTGCCGATCCCAGCGGGTCCACACGTAGCCGGAGGTGAAGATGAGCGCGTCCTCCACCGCATCACGGAGCTTCTCCTCAACGTGGTGCGGCCCGTCCATCTCGTAGTCGAGAATGTCGTTTCCAAGGATGGTCTGCTGAAGGGCCTCGTGGGAGCTGTTCCGGGCGAGCGTGTCCCAGGCCGGAGGGTTCTCGGTGGCGAGGATGGCGAGCTGGCTCACCAGGGCCCGGAATTCGTTCATCGCCAGGTGGACGTTGCCCGTCTCCTGGTTCTGCCGGATCGCCATGTCCCCCGGGGCCGTCGCGGCGCGCGAGAAGTCCCCGTGGAAGTACCGGTTGTTCCGGGCGATCTTATTCTGGAGGCCGCACCCGTTCAGGAAGGTGAAATACTCCCCACGCTTCCGGGCGAGGTAACAGGCCACCTTCTTCCCCTCGTCCAGGGCCCAATACCTGTCCGTGGGGAGCTGATAGGTGCCGGAGGCGGTGGCCATTCAGCTCCTCTCGTGAGCAGCGTGAGCCGCTGTTAAAACGGCCGCCGGCCATCCATAGCCGGCGGCCTCCCCCATCAGGAAGAGATTGGTTTCTAGCGGAAGGGGTTCTCCCCGCCGCGGCGGGGCTCCCGGCGGATCGTCCTCTCCCGGACCACCGTGCGGGGCGAGCTCTCCGGCGGGGCGACCCATGGCGGGTAGAACTTGGTGTCCGGCTTCCGCGGCTCCTGGAGGCGGGGATTCTTCCGCCAGTTGCCCATGCGGTTCAGGTAGATCAGGGCGGAGAGCGCATCGCAGTGGCCGAGGGTGGCGGAGCGGGTGAAGTCCTTCCGGCGATCGTCCCAGATCCCGTTCTTGAGCTGGTAGATCAGTTCCTTGCACCGCGCGTGTATCCGCACCTTCCGATCGCTGAAGCGGGTCCTGAGCTTCGCGATCGCCTCATCCCGGTCCCACTTCGCAGGAGGCAGGATCGGGATTCGCTCGTCGAGCGTGAGGCCCGCCAGCGTGATTTGCTCGGCGTCCGCAAACCTCACGATGCGCCGCTGAGAGTAATGCCCCGGGTACAGCCTTTGCTCCGTCTCTCTTATGAGCTTTGCGATTTCCCGCGGTGTGGTGTGGTTTTTCACCGTTTCGGCCTCGATAACGAGCAAATCCTCCTCGAAATCGTGAAATCCCCAGATACAAGCGGTGAAGTCCTCCCAGCCGAGGTCCGCCCCCATGTAGACCTCGTACTCCTCCGGCCGCCCCCGGTGGGCCGGGGTGTAGTCCTCCCCCTGGTAGACTACCTCCCCCTCCACCTCCGGGAACTCGGGGATGATCAGGGAGGTGAGGTCCGGCACCTCCAGGCAGAGGTACTCCCGTTTCCAGGTGGAGGAGCTCTTTGAAATGGACTTCAGGACCAGGTGCTCATGCTTGTCCGTCCAATCGAGGTTCTCCTCCGGGTCGGGGGGCGTCAGGGGATCCCGCTCGAGGTTCGCCACCCGGAAGAGCTTCGCCCGGCCTTCGCGGCGCGCGGCGGGAAGGATCTCCACGGTGTAGTCGTGGGCGAGCGTCTTGGGGATGGTGGTGCAGTAGATCAAGAGGGGCTCTTCCCGCCCAAGGAACATGGGCATCAGGATGTCGTCCTGGATGTAGAGCTGGTCCTTCACGTCCCGGCATTCGTCCAGGACGCCGAGGTCCAGGTCGCCTCCGCGGAGGCGGTCGCCCCGGTCGGTGTTGACGCCGCAGAGCGTGATGGTACTTTCCCCCCGCTCGCCCCAGTAGGGGTTCTGGAACGTGTAGGTGTAGCCGGCGTGCTCGGGGCGGAGGGGGCCCGGGCAGTCCTTCAGGATCCGATTCAAGACGGGGCGGAACACCTCGCGGGTCTGTTTGAACCAGGGCGATCCGACTTTCACCACCTGATGCGGCCGGCGGATGGCCCGCTCGATCGTAAGAAGTCCCATCAGGTGAGACTTCCCAAAACGCCGGTGGGTGGTGATGCAGAGGGGGCCCGGATCCTCCGGGTGCTCCGCCTTCCAGCCGTGGATCCAGTCGTAGAGCGAGAGCTGCCCATGCGGGCGCTTCTCCCTGATCAGGTGGCGGAGATCCCCCCGGTACCAGAGGTACTCCCGTAGGAGCCGTTCCCGGCGGGCGGCAGAAGTAACGAGGACGATCCCTTCACCTCCTCGAGCTCCCGGACCGTGGCTTCATAGGCATCCAGGAGCACCTTGACGACGGCGACCGCGATGGCGTCGTGGACCACCAGCCCCTTCCTCCAGGTCGGGATGTCCACCAGGGCCCGGAGCGCCTCCGGGGTGCCGGCCGGCGGAGCCATCACCGCGGCGAGCTGGCGTTCGCGGAGGCGCTCTACCTCACGGGAGGTCCTGGCGACCTTTTCGGCCCGGCGGGCCCGGCGTTTCTTCATCCCTTTGGTGGGTAGTCCCGGCCGTGGCTGTCCTTCCGGCGGATCCGGCCGTCCTTCCCGGGGGGCGGCTTGGTTCTCTTCTTCATTCGCTCCTCCTCTTCTTCAAGGTTGGAAGCCCTGGCCGCTACAGAAAGGCATTGAGTTTGGGAAAAAAGCCGTTGGATAAGTTACGGGCCAGGGCTTCCGGTTGGGCTTACTCCTCTAGCACCTGTTGTTGTCCGACGTTACCGGATTCCCCTTGCCGAATCAAGATACCATGGTATCATTCCTTGTAGATCGCTGGCATGGAGCCGGCGACCGAGAAAACGCCATGAAGACCTACTACGTGCACATCCTCACCGCCGATGCCGCCCCGTCCTCTGACAGAATCCCTGTCGGCCACATCACCATCACCGCGCCTGACCGCCCGGGCATCGCCGGCGGCCGTATGACCCGTCCGGTCATCGCCGTCACGGAGCCTGGCGACGGTGGCGTCCCGGTGCAGGCCGGCAGCCGGCGGGAGGCTATCGCTCAGTTCATCCGCGACCGGAAGGCCCGCTGAATGGCCCCGCCCAACCCCAACGAAAGGAACCAGGCTTCCAAGGCCACTTGGCACACCGGCGAGCCCTATTGCCCGGGCTGCGAGACGGCCCCTGCCGAGGCCGAGTAGATGGCCCCGCCCAAACTCACCCGTTGGGCCAGGGACTTCGACCGCTGCCGGCGCTGCGCCCGCACCGAGCGCCGCCACCTGGCCCGCGGGCTCTGCGAGTCCTGCTACGTCGGTGCCAGGGTCAAGGTGTGGCGCGCCCGCCAGAAGAAGAAGCGCCGCAAGGCGAAGAGGTAGACGATGGACGTTCTCGACAAGATGAATCTCACGCAGCTTGTGAAGGCCGCGAAAGCCGTCCTTCCCGACCTTGAAAGCCGTATCGTAAAAATGCGCCCAAAGCCTGGCCGTCTTTCTGCCCAGTTCCAGGAAGCCGCCTGGCATGAAGCCATCGAGCGCAAGGCCCGTCTGGCTTACGCCATCGAGGTGGCGGAGCGGACTCTCTAACACCCGTCTCATGTGGCCGACTCCGTTGAACACAGTGCCTGCCGAATCTTTCGAACGGCATTCCTGACGATCACACAGACGTTGGACTCGGTGCATCCCAATCGCCGGCCGATCTCCCCCAGCGTCAAGCCCTCGAGGAAATGGAGGCGCATTACCCCCCGGCTTCGCGGCAGATCCAGAAGGGAGAGCAGGTATTCACAAAGCTCTCTTCTCTCGATTTCCGAATAGGCCCGGTCCGGCTTGCCCATGCGCTTCCACTTCGCGAGGCTCCGCCGCTCGGGCCGGTCCCGGAACTTGCGTATCCCATGGGATCCGACGCGGTGGTACTTCCAGGTAAGAAACCTGGCCTCGTTGATGATGCGTCCCCTGATGTGTTTCCTGGCGTAGCCATTGAACGGGAAACCGCAATCAGGATCGTAATGCTTGGCTGCGACAAGAAGCCCGACGGCACCAGCTCCGAATGCGTCCTCGAAGGAGATCCAACGGCCGGTTCTCATGGCGGATTCCATTCGCAAGAGATCCAAGTGCTCGTTCTCTACCTTCACAGGAGCGCCACCCAATCTCCGCAGGACACCGTCCTTCCGGTGACTCTCATCGGCAGTAGGGTGCGGTTCTCATAGTCCCAGGTGTTGAAGTCGCCCCGGACTGTCTGAAGCCAGGCGTTCCTGACCGCCTGGACCGGGGTCAGCGTCCAGTCGTAGATTCTTTCCTCACCCGTTGCGAGGTTGAATACCCTCACCGACATTCGAAGTGCATCCCGAGGGCCTTTACCCCGCCCGGCGCGAAGGCGAGGACCGCGAGGATCGTGACCAGTGCATAGAACGCCCTCGCGCTGTCCCCGCGGCGCACCGACTTGAACATGGCATCGTCTCCGTGCTCCAACAGGGTGGGGAAGCACTCCTGCGCTATGCGTTTTCGCGCCTCGAAACCCAGGTGCCTCAGCTCCAGGCAGCGGAGCGGAACCGCCGCCTCGAGCGAGGCCGCCAGAAGCGCCTCCGTGGCGGATCCGGTTCTCACCTGGTCCCATTTCTCGCGTGCGTAGCGGGCCGCCCATTCAAGATCCTCTCTTCGCCTCTTCTCCACCGATTCGACTACACTCTCAGGCTGTTCAACAGTGCGTCCATGTCTTCCACCGCAACACCAGACCTATCGTGGCCTGGCACACTCCGTACTCCCGGGCGAGCGCGCCCTGGGAAACCCCGCCGGCCGCGTAGCGTCTCCGAATCGCTTGGACCTTGGCCTCAGTCAAGACCGCTTGCGGCAGCCGCCGGCCCCGCGCAGTCCTCCCGGCCTTCAGCCCGTCTGCCGCGTTGTCGAACTTGGTCCCGGGCTCGATATGGTCGGGGTTCACACAGAGCCGATTCAAGCAGGTGTGCCGCGCCTCCAGTCCCTTCGGGATCGGCCCCCGAAAGAGTAGGTAACTTGCGCGGTGTGCCATCATGGGACGACCGTCGAGCTGAAAGCGGCCGTATCCGCGATGGGTCTGTGCCGTCCACCGCCAGCAGTTGCCCTCTGGCCCGAAGCCCGGAGCCCCGTCGACGTGGCTGAGGAACCTTTCGGTGAGAGTCATGGCTCGTGCGCGTGTGTTCAACGGAGTCGACTTTCTCTCAGTGCTGTTCAGTCCGTTGCCGGATTTCCGCCGCTGTTCGCTGCTCGTTCTCCTGGTGGATGATCTCCGGCGAGATCCGCATCACCTCGCCCGGCTCCTCCCACGCCTTCTTGAGCGCCGCCATTTCGTCTGGCGTCAGCGGCCCGATCCTCATCGGCCTCCCCTCCCGGATAGATAGAAGCTCCCGCACGGCGCGCAGGGTCCGGGACGGAGCAATCTCCCCAGGCCCCTCGTTTTCCTTCGCCCAGAACTGCTCCAGCTCGCGCAGCTCCTCCAGGGTCAGCGGCTCACTCACTGAAGACCTCCCCGGGCCGTTCGATCCTCCGCCAGCGCGGCCTTGAGGATTTCCAGGGCTGCTCTTGTGTTTTCCCGGATGTCCGAAAAAAGAGCTTCCAAGCATCTCGCCTTCGCCTCTTCCACCGCCCTGCATAACCGAACGCAGCGAGCGCAAGGTGGTTCCCTGGGAGGCCAGGTCCAGTCAGGGACCTCCGGAGGAGGTCGGTCGCTCATCACTCCCCCTCCTCCGCCAGCGCGGCCTCGAGCATCTGCAGCGTCTGGTATTCCCAGTTGCCCGGGCGGTTTCGGAAGTAACGGTGCGCTTCCTCCGCCGCCTTCCGCAGCCGGTTGTACCTGGTCCGCAGCGCGATGTTGACGGCCGCCCGCTCATCGGCCCATGCCCGGAGCTCCGCGTAACGGGCGCTGGTGGCGCGGCATTCCAGGCAGTCGCCGTGCGGGTGGTGGCACATGTGTTCAGTTCCCTCGATCACCTCGCTTCTGTGTCCGACCCTTCCGCGCCGCCCGCCGCCGGTAGCCCTCGCACCGCTTGTAGTACTCGGGGCATGCCGCCCGAGTGCTCCAAAGTGACCACCACGTTTCCCTGTTGCAAAGGCCACAGTAATCACGCTCCATCCCGTGGCTGACTCGCTTCGGCCGGCTCGCACTCATTGACCAGACGCCTGAGGTGTTAGAGCCTCCAGCGGCACCACGCGCCCGGCCTTCGGATTCTCCAGCTTCACGGGCTTCCCGTTGACCTCGAAGTCGCCTGGAGCCTTCTGGTAGAACATGCCGCATTCGGACTTCAACCTCGGCTTGGTTGGAAAGCCATCGCGCCAGCTTCGGCTTGTTTCTGTGGTAGTCGTCCGCGCTCCCATAGCACTCGGCGGCGTAGAGCCCGCATGGATGCTTGTAGCCTGCGGCGAACTTCTCCAAGGCGGCTTCAGGAGTGTCCGCGGTCACGTACTCCTTCGAGGAGTCCGAGAAGAACGGGGCCGCGAAGCTGTTGGCAATGATAAAGAACTCGCTCATTGACCACATTCCCTCTGTGTTAAACGGTCTGCGTGATCGATCAACGCTGCCGCCATTTGGCGGGCCTGATCCGCCGGGAAGGCTATCCAGGTCGTCGGCACGCCCAAATGGATGAAGACAACGTTCTTCTCCAGGTCCGACCCGATAGCGATTCCGGTTTCGCCCTGGTCCTCAGGTCCCAGCTTGCCCAGGGGATACCGGCCGGTCGGTCCCAATTCGCTTTTCAGCACTGTGTTCAGTCCTCCCTACCACCAGCCTTATGTGTTCAACTCGCCCTCCCCAGAAGCGCGAAGGGCTTCGAGAGGAGGGTCTTCTTCCCGTCAGCGCTCCGGCCACGGACCCTGTAGCCGGCACACTTGAAGCAATAACCCGGGTTCCTGGACTGGACCTTCTTGTCCCAGACGTAGGTCAGGAGCCCGTCCGGGCCGCAAGTGGCCTCCCGCAGGGCGAACTCGGCCTCGAGGATTAACTCGCTCGAGCGGCGGGCTGACTCATTCCGGAAGATGGAGCAGGTCCATCCGTCCAGGCCGTTCATGGCCTTCAGCCCTGAGCGCGGGTGCGGTCTCCACCAGCCGAACGCGGCTCGGCCGTCCTGGAGGAGGAGGACCACCGTTTCCCCAGGCGGCATGAACTGGGGCGACCCGACCTTCCGCCGGTTGTAGTGACGGTCAGCGAGCGCTACCGCCCGCCGGTCAAACTTGGTCACGCGCTCCCAGGTCATCGAAAGCACATCCACACGATCAGCCCAAAGGCCAGCACCACGAACGCAAAGAGGAGCACGGCTGCCCGCTGGGCGCCCGGCGAGTCAGGAGGAACTGGAGCCACTGTGTTCAACTTCCTTCAACAAATATCCCGGGTGTTAGGCACTCCTCGCACTTCACAATCCAGATCCCATGCCTGCACTTTTGCCGCGCCTCGTCGGCTACGCGGTTGATCTCGTCCTGGAACTCGGTCAGGGTCATCTCGGCCAGCGGCTTCGACCAGCCTCGTGCCACTGAGCTGATGCCGCTGACGGTTCCTGCCTCGGGATCGTACCACCTCTCCGGATCCGGCTTCCGCCGGCCCATCAGCGCCGTCACCGCCCCGCAGAGCCAGCCGAACCAGGAGCGCCTGGTCATTGGCGGGCCGCCCTCTGGTCGCAGAGCTTGCAAATCGAACAGTCGCAGCCGCCCTCCTTGATCCGCCTCACGCCTGCCGCGAAGAAGTCGTTCATAAAACGGCGCATCCGTTCCTCTTTCCGCCAGTACCGACGCCATCGGCGTTGATTGCGCGCCAGAGCTGAAAGCGTTTCCAAAGCCATGTATTCGACTCCTTTTGACAGCCTGGACAGGTGTTCATGGTTGGTACTCCCCCTCAGACTCGTCCCTCCGCAATGTGTCACAGGCCCCTCTTTCCCTCTTTCATCCGGAAGAGCTCGTCCTCCGCCTGGCGCGGCTCAAGGTCGGAGAAGTCGGGGAGCTTTTCCACGCTCTTCGCCTCATTGAGAACTCGGCGGATCTCAAGGACTCGCTCCGACTCCTCCGCCGTGAGGGGCCCCATGCGGGCCTTCTGAAGGAAGCGGACCAGCTCCTCCCGGAGGACCTCTTCGTCCAGGGCCAGGAGATCCTTCCGGCGGTCAACATCCTCCCCTTCGCCCGCGCCGTTCTCCGCCTTCTTCAGTTCCGACAGGGTGACGTCGCCGAGGCCTCGGCGTTCGCACCACTCGAAGGCCTCCCGATCCCCCTTCTTCGCGGCCTCGAGCTTCCGCTGCGCCAGATCCTTCCAGGCCTCCGGTGTGAGGACGGAGGTGATCGCCCGGAGGTTCTCCAGGTCGATGAAGAGCGGGGGGCGGCCGGGGCCGCCGGGGTTGCCGGGCAGGAATCGGCCGCGATCCCCCCGGAACTCAGGAGGGATCCCCGCGTGTTCCCGCTTCTTCTTCCGCGTCTTCACACTCCACCGTCTAAACGGCCGAAACGGGAAACGGGTTACCGGATCGCTCGGCCGAAGTCCTTCGCCTCCAGGCTCCCGATTCGTCGGTCCAGCTTCGCCAGGTCCTGTCGGAGCTGGCCCAGCTCCGAGGCCCGCGGCTCCCTCTCGAGGCGCTCGATTTCGGCCAGGGCCTTCATGAGGGCCTCCAGGAGCTCCGGGGGCGGGTCCTCCCCCTTCTTGACCGTGGCCTCGATCCGGGCCTCTACGGTGCGGGCCAGGCCCCGTAGACGCTTCGTGGCATAGGAGTTTTTGTACGGGTGGCTCGTCTGCGTCACTGGTCCCGGCTCCAGGAGATCCCGGCCGGCGACTCCCGGAGGGTATAGCCCAGCCGCTTCGCGATCGAAGCGGCCGCAATCGACTGTCCCTCCATGTCGTCGGCTAGCTTGAGCATCATGTTCTTCCGCTTCCCCTTCATGCCTACGGCTGCGCGGCGCGCCTTGGTGGCGCCCATCCGGAGCGTCCGGATCTTCCTCGCCACCTTGGTGAGGAAGTACTCCTCCCGCTCCGGGGTCAAGCGCCCGGAGGGGGCGGCTTCTTCGCCGGGTCCTCCCAGGTCATCTCCGCTCCGGCCGCCAGCGCTCCCGGCTTCTTCGGGCTCGAGGCGGCCACCTGAGGGTCCGTGGGTTCGTCCTTCTTCTCGGGCGGGGCGCCGCCGTTCTTGGGCATCAGGACCAGCGTTTTCGTGTCCAGGTAGGTCGGATTGATGAACCAGTCCGTGGCCTTCAATCCCAGGCGGCTGAGGAAGGCGGCGCAGATTTTGTCGTGGGCGTGTTCCGCGCTTCTGAGCTCGAATCCGGCCCGGGTCATCCGGGTGACCGAGGCCTGAAACGCGGCGTGCTCGAGGTCATCGAGCTTCTGGACTACGGGCTGCACCACCGGGACAGGCGGCGCTGGCGGTTGCGGGGCTGGCGCAACCGCCGGGGGCAGGTCCGACATCGTTGACTCCTTACGCGCTGCGATTACGAAACAGCGGTCCGATCTGTTCAAAGAAACGACAGGAGGATCCGGGAACCGACCGGGCCAAGCCAGGTCAGGACTTCCATCAGCTCGTGGTACCGCTCCGCCCCGGCGGCCATATCGCGTACACGCCGGGCCCTCTCCTCCAGGGGTATGAGGAGAGCCCCCATGGTCAGGAGATCCTTCAGTCCGTCCTTCTCGAATTCATCGAGGAGCGGCAGATGGGCCTCCAGGATCTCGATGGCGTGATCGAAGGCCAGCCAGCTCCACCGCTCCGGCCCTGACTCCGCAAATCCCTTCTCGATGACGGGGCGGAAGGCCCCGATGAAGGTGCGGACGAAGCTCTCCCGCTCGACCATCAGCGCCACCTCATCATGAAAACTGCGCCGGCCGTGAGAGGCCGGCGCTCGAATAGAAAAGAAAGGTTGAGAAGAATTTCGGTCATGGCGTCGAGTTCCTCGATCCTGGCATCGAGATCCGTGACCCGCTTGTGGGGGTCTCGCCCGGGAAGTGGCCTCTCACCGCCACGTTCAGGGCTCCCCGGCATTAACCTGAAGCCAGTTTGCCAGCGCTGTTGATGGCGTTGAGCCAATGCCCGGCTTCGAGGTGTCGTTACTCAACCTATTGCTGCTCCAGTCTTTCGTATCCGCGCGGTAATGGAACTCAAAGGTGGCCGCAAAGTCCTTCGGGACATCGGGCGTGAGCGGCCGGCTATGCGTCCAATCCGTCCAGCCGAAGGCCCGGCTGAGTGGCGCGGGAGACTTCGTGGGAAAATTAGTGCCGTAGACCGCATTGACGATCCAGATTTGCACCAGATCGTTCCCCTCGGCGGGGTAGTTGTTCACCTGATGGAGCCAGGTATAGGCACGCAGGAGGGCCTTGTCCTGGACGTTGAAGATATCCGCGTAGCCGAAGCGGGAAAGCACCCAGGCCGAGCACAGCGCGCCTTCGAGCCCCGTCCAACTGTAGTTGGTCTTCGGCGCAGGCCAGACGAAGCTGCCGGCGCGGCGCTCCTCGTCGGGGAGCACGCCATCGACGTTGTGCCCCTGGATCAGCGCGCCCTTGGGGTTTATACCAACCGGGTGGGCGGGGTCGCTCTGCCAGGAAAGATCGTCCCCGAAGTCGTCCTGGCTGAAGTTCCAGGCGACATGGTCCCCGAGCCATCCGCGCTCGATCTTCGCGCAGCGAGCGAGGTCGGCTGCGTCGTCCAGGTAAACCGCGCATACGATCCGTGAGTATCGGCAGATGACTCCCCAATTGTTTTGCTTGTGCTCACTTGTGGAAATGAGCGTCTTACCGGAAAGGGTCTTCGTCCGCACGCCGCTGAGCCACGCCTTGAAGCCTGGTTCCTTGTCGGCGGGGAGCCCGACGAGATCCGCAGCGATCACGTAGGCGGCGAGCTCGCGGCCGAGAGCCAGGGTCTCGCCTCCGTCCTCGCTGCCGGGGATCCGGAGGACCTGGTTGATGACTTTCGTCCTATAGCTTGCGTCACCCGTGCGTGCGTAGACGAACGCGCCGGCGAGACACAGCACGTTGTCGGGGTCGTTCTGGTCGCTGAGCTTCGGCGTCCCCCAGGCGGAATCGGCGGCCGCCTTCATGGCGCTCCAGGCGGTGCCCGTGACCGGAAGCGCTGCGATTTCCTCGCGGCTGAGCCAGATTCCCTTACTGGGGGTCTGGGCGTCAAGCGATGGGGACAGGCCGAGGAGGAGGAGCAGGAACAGAATCAGGAACCGTTTCATCTTCACCTCTGGATCGAGAACGCTCGGTTTCTCTCTCGGCGGGGACAAACATACCAACATTTCAGATCAGTTGCAACCCGTTCCAGCGTTTTTTCGCTCCGCGCGCCATCCGCCCTAGGAGGACCAGCGATGAAGAGCGGGAAGAAAACGCGCGACGGATGATGGAACTAGAGATGATGAAGCCATCTCATCTTCTAGAGCGCTAGCTAGAATCATAGTAAGGGCAGGGCCGGAATCGCGCGATTCCAGGCCATTTTTCCGTGGCAGGTACCGTAACCTCAGCGACTTGCGGAAACGCATGAGTCCAGATTGACCAACGGTAACTCGTGCGGAAGTCCAACCAACCAACGAAACCAAAGCGTCTTACGGAGTCGACCCAAAAATAGCTCATTCCTGCGGAGTTTGTTGAAAGTTTACGCGGAAGTCATATTAACAAGCGCGGTGTCAAATGGATAGCTAACCATAAATCATACTTTGCAATGCCATGTTGACGATGGCGGCGTGTTGACTTCGTGCGATCGGTTTGGATAAACTCAGGATCGTCTTCAAGCCTAAAGGAGTTAGGGATGGCCCAGCCGCGTACAATGTGGATCGTCGCTGATGTGATCGGGGCCGCGTTCGAAGTTTCCATTGCCGCGCTGATGGGGAAGGGCCGAGAAAAGCGGATTTCGCACGTCCGGAAGATCGCGCTCTGCCTCCTCACGGAGTCGTACAAGCAACAGCTCAGCCAACGGGAAATCGGGATGTTTTTAGGCCGGGATAGCGCGGCCGTCAGCCGCGCGAAGCTCTACGTCGCGGGCCTTGAACAGCAGCGCGTCGTGTTCAAGCAAGAGCTGGATCTTATCCGATCCCAGATCCGCCGAGCGCTTGAAATGAGACAGTCGACCAAGGATTCCCTTGGGCTGTAACCGGTGTGTTGGTGGTGGGAAAGGATAGCTCCATGTCTTTACCCGCTCAAAAGATAGAGAGGCCGTCAACGTCGCCACTCTTCCTCCAGGCTGTGGACGACTGGTTCCGTAAAAAGTCGTCCTCCGGCCGCTGGTCGGAGGGCGTCCAGGACAACGTCGCCCGATTCGTGCGCGCCTGGAAAGAGTCCTTCGGTGCCAAGGCGGTCGGGGATCTCCAGATACTCGAGGTGGAGGCCCACGAGGCCAGGAGGGCGAGCCGGAAGAAGGGGGGCATCTCAGCCTCGATCATGAACCAGGAGCGGGCCTACCTCCGCCAGTTCCTCCGCTGGGCCAAGACCCACGGATGGATCGATGGCGACCCGACCGCCGCCTGGGAACCGCGGGAGGAGGTGGTCCAAAAGAAATACGTGCCCCTCACCCTCCAGGAGGAACAGCGGCTCGTCCGGTGCTGTCCCCGATGGCTCTCCCGAGCGATCCGCTTCGCCATCGCCACCGGCCTGCGCCAGGGAACGATCCGGAAGCTCCTCTGGAGTATGGTCGGAGCCCGGGTGGTGGGAGGGAAGCGGATCCCCGTGATCGACATCCCGGCCCGGATCATGAAGACGCGCAAGAACCATTGGATTCCCCTCGCCGATGAGGCGCTCGACGCGATGGGGAGGGCCGGGAAGCCGGACAGCCCGATCTTCTTCCTCAAGTCGAAGTCGGCCGTCTGTTACTGGTTCAAGAAGGCGGTGAAGGCGGCGGGGATCGATCCGGCCTGTTCCTTCCACGACACGCGGCGCACCTTCGTGGCGCGGCTGGCCGGTGAGGGGACACCGATGAACCTGATCATGAGGCTCGGCGCCTGGCGCCGGCCCACGACGATGCTGATTCATTACACGGAGCTCCAGGAGGAGGTCGCCCTCGATGCCCTCCAGAAAATTCATAGGAAAAAGCCCTAAAGCCAGGACGTGGTGGTGCCACCCGGGGCCGGGCGGTGGAGCCGGCCCCCCATCTTTGAAAGGAAGAACATGCGGCAAGTGAGACTTGACCAATCCCAGGCGCTGGCCTTCGTCGATGCGCTGGCGAAGAGCCCGCGCACCAGGATCTACCTCCAGGCCTGCCTCGGCTACGACGGGGTGCCCGATGTGAAGGACTTCCTGGTGAGCGATCCCGCTTCCTGCGAGCGGGCGGAGGAGCTGATCGGGCACCTCTACCGCACGGTGGAGACGCTCCAGGAGGTCCATCGGCAACGGCCGCGGCAGACCGAGATCAACCTGGAGCCGGACCCGCTCCCGGAGGAGGAGGCCAAGGTCGACTATCCCCGTGGCGGGGTGAAGAGCGCTCCCCGGAGGAAGGCGAAGAAGGCCCGGGTGGACATCGATGGAAGGGATGAGTGATGGGCCAAATCATCGACGTGAACGGGCGCCCGCTCGATCCGGGGCGTGTGCCGCGGGCGTACTCCTCCGAGCATCCGCCCTTCAAGGTGGCGGAGGTTGGCGGGCGCGTCCTCCTCGAGGTCCACTGCCCGCCGGGCCAGGTGTTCTACCAGCCGCCGAATGCCCTCCGCCTCGCCGAGGGGATCCGCGCGGCAGCGGAGCTGGCCCTTGGGGGGCGGAAGGTGAACACGCTTCCCTTGTGGTTGCTCCCGCTCTTGCTGCGGATCAGGGACTACGTGAGCGAACAGAGCGACTACTGGCAGGAAGACGACGTTGGAGGCAGGGAGATCCTCTCGGAGATCGAGGAGCTCTTGAGGGAGCCCACCAGATGAGGAAGAACCCGAGCCCGACCACTCTCGCCGAGGCGCTCCGCCGCTGGCGGGGCCGAAGGGCTCCGGGGAAGTACGGGAACGTCCACACCTGGCGCGGGCGGATCCGCTTCGACTCGAAGCGGGAGGCTCAAGCCTGGGACGTGCTCCAGCTCCGATGGCGCGCGGGTGAACTGGTGTTCCCTCCCCTGCGGCAGGTCCCCTTCCACCTACCGGGCGGCGTGCGCTTCGTCGTGGACTTTCTCTATCAGACGAAGAGGGACGGCCTGGTCCACTTCCTTGACGCCAAGGGGTATCGGACCGAGAAATACAAGCTGAAAGTCAGGCAGGTTGAAGACTTGTATGGAGTCCTGATCGAGGAGGACCGATGAATTTCTCCGAAACCATCGTGATCTGCGAGCCCTTCGAGGAGGTGGCCCCTTCCAGGCGGGAAGGCGCCGGCTTCTGCGAGCGCTGCGGGATCGACGTGGCAATCTCCCCGGAGCTGATGCGCGCGATCGGCGCCAGCGGGCCGGAGGTGCTCTGGAGGTACCTCTGTCGGGTGTGTCACGCCCATCGCCCGCCGGCCCGAGCCGTCAGGATCCTCCAGCATACCTTGACTTTTTGAAACACATGTACTAATGATCAAGTTCGTCGCCCGTGCAATAATCGCGTTGTTCGTCGTTATGATCATCGCCTTTTCCGTGATCGCGTTGATCGTGCTCGTGGTCACAGCATGAAATCACCCGAGAAGTTCCTGCTTGAGGGTCCCGCTCCCTCCTCCGCCAGCGCCTGACCTAGTCGATCGTGTGTCCAAGGGAGCGGCCGGCGGTTGAAAATGGTTCACTTCTTCTTCCGGACCGGCCGCTCCTCCTCTTCTCCGGCGCGCTTCTTGCCGTGGTTGAAGCTGTAGTCCAAGCATCGTAGCTTTTCTCCATTGAAAGAGAGGCGAATATGTTGAGTCCTTTAGGCTTGTTGATGGCAGGAGCTGTTTTCGGGGTCTGGTGGGGGTGGCATTCTGAATCGAAGGCGGCACCAAGGCGGCTTGCTGGCCGCGAGTTGAACGAATACATTAACGATGCCGATCTCAGTTACGGCAATTCTTCCTGCCCGCATTGCGACGGAGAACTCTCTATGTGCGGAGATGAGATTGTTTGTGACGACTGCGATGAGAATTTCGGGGACTTCCGGACTTTTCAGTAGCCGCCGTGCATCCGGTTGAGAATCCGATCGGCGTGCTCCTCCACGTCCTTCTTCGATCGCTTCTTCACCCGCCTGGGAAGTGCGGCATCGTCGGGTGTCTCCGCGCTCCAGCGCTCCGCAGTCCCCGCCGGTAATTCCCCCCGTTTCTGCGCCGCCCACATCCATCCCCGCTGGGCTTTGGATCTAAAGGGCACCCTTTACCTCCGGATTTTCTTGAGCCTTGCGGCGATGTCCCGAAGTGAGGCGGCATTGGCAGTCTGCTGCTCGCCTCCCACTCCGACAAGACGATCCTCGATCACATCTTTGAGGGACCGGTGGGGGCGGACCACATTCGCGGGCTGTTCAGGAAGCGGCGGCGGAGGTGGCGGGAGCGGAGCTCCGAGGGCCGGGCCTCCGGGGGGAGGCCCTCCGGGCGATTGGGGCAGTAGACGGGCGGGCGGGCCCGGAGGCGGCCGGGGGGGCCCGCCGCGCGGGGCCGGTGGCGGGCCGGCGGTGGGCCCTCCGCCTGGAGGGAGAAGCGGCGGGAAACCGCCGGGGGGCTTGATCGGATCCCCCGCGCTGGTATACCGATCGCGAGCCAGGCGCTCGAGCTCCTCCGGGGTGAAGCGCCGGCCACCGATGCGGGCCTCGATCAGATCCGACTTGCCGAAGGATCGCCAGGCGGTCCGCTCCCGCGGCCCCATGGCCGCCACCAGCTTGTCCACGACTTCCTCTTTCGAGAGGCGGGCAAGATCCGCCGGCCGGAAGCCGTACCGCTGGACGCCACGTTCGACCAGATCGGGAGTGGCCCAGCGGAGGAGGCTTTCCCGGGGATCGGCCACCAGGGGATCGAGGACCCGCATCAGGTTGTACTTCTCAGGCGAATAGACGCCCCCGAGCCCCCACTTGATGTGGGAGGCCTGCGCCTGGAAGAGGGTGTCCACCAGTTCGTCCCGGGTCATGTCCTGGAGGTTCTTCGGAATCCGGGCGCGCTGGTGGGTGAACCATGGCGCCCAGTAGGCGCGCCGCGAGCCGTCCGGGAGCCGGTGGCGGGAGAAGGTCTGCCGGAGCCCCTGGACGCCCTGCTCCCGGAGGATCTCCCGGAGCTGGTCATCGGCGAACCCGCCGGCCTCCGCCTGCGTGCGGACCTCCGCACGGGTCATGAACGATGGCTTCGGGAGGAAGATCCGCTCCTCCGTTGCCCCGCGCTCCGTCCCCGCGGCGGTGAACTTCGTCCGGGGCTTCCACTTGACCCAGAACTCCTCTCCCCGCTGGATCGGCCCACCGCGCTGCTGGCTCTCCCAGATCGCCTCCACTAGAACCTTCTGCGCGTTGGGAGTCAGGTTCTCGAAGTCCTTCTTTGCCGCCGCGCCGAGGGACTTGGGGGCGAGATCGAGATGGAGGGCGTAGTCCTCGATGGGGTCGAGCGCCTCTCCCCCGAGCGCCTTCTTGAGAGCCCCGGATGCCGCCGGGGAGAGAGTCTCCGGGGTCACCTCCCGCTCGATGGCGGCCGCCACCGTCGGGGAGATCACGGCGGGCGGGATCGGGAGGCGCTCCGCCGCCGCGGCGGCGCCCGGGAGGGGCCCGGCCTCGAGCGGGGCTGGAGTCGGAGGAATGGGGGCGGGGGGTCGGCCGCTCCCGATCTGCCGCATCAGGGCCTCCTCCATCTCCGGCGTCGTCTTGGCGAGCGCCTCTGCTGCTGCCATCTCCCCTGGCAGGGGGGGAGCTGGTGGCCGGGTGGCGCGCCAACTCTCCCGGAATCCCCTCCTGGCCGCCCCGCCGATTTCCTTGGCGGCAAGGCCTCCAGCGCCGAGGGTTCCCAGCCCTGGGACGCCGAGGACCGTCCCGGCGGCCTCCCCTCCGACCGCCCCCAGTACCGCTTTCCCTGCCGCCCGCGGGGTGGCCCGGAGGGCCTCCCGTGCAGCGGCGCCGGTGGCCTGACCGATGCGGCTGGCCGGGATCGCCCGCGCCCCCCGGATGGCTCCACGGCCAAGGGCACCCAGGGCGTAGCCGGCGGCGGGCATGGCGGCCCCGACCAGGGCGGAGGTTTTCAGGTCGCTTTCGATGTCCTCCGGCCGTTCCCTGAAGCCGGCGAGGGAGCCGATGTACTTCTGAACACCAGTGGCCGCTGTTTCTCCGGCCGCGGATCCGGCCGAGCCGAGCGCCAGGGCACCGACTCCGGCGCCCACCGGGCCGGCCGGGGCTCCGAGGATCGCCCCGCCAGTGCCACCTACGATCATGCCGCCCGTGCCGAGACCGATATGCAGTACGTCACCAGGGATCCGGGCCAGATCCCCCAGATCCGCACCTGTCTTATTGACAGGTCTCCATGGATCCTTTGGCGAGCGGCGAACCACCACGTTCCCGCGGAAATTCGTCTTTGCCTCGTAGCCCTGTCCCTGGAGCCAGTCGACGAGGGCCGGCGTGGCTGGTTGCGTCGTTTCGATGAGAACCCGCTCCGGGACGGTTACCCCCTGTTCGTTGAGCGGGGCATCCGGATGGCTGCCCGGGGCCCTCGCTTCTCCGAGGTCGGACAGGTCGATCGAAGGGCGCTCGAAAGCGTCCTGGCGGGCTCCAGACGGCCCGCGGCTCTCGCCGAGGTCTGAAAGATCGATGATGCCAGCCCCAGGGCGGCCCGCCAAGCGCTTCTGCGGCCGCTCCTCTCCCAGATCGGACAGGTCGATGTCCGCCATCAGCGGGCCAGCTCCTCCGCCGTCACCGCTCCCCGCTCCCTGGCGGCGCTGAGTTGATCCGGCCACACGTCCTTCAGCTTGATGCCGGTGTCCGGATCGTAGACCGGAATCTTGCCCTCAGGGCCAAGCCGGGAGCGCGGCTCGGTCGCCCGGATGGCGGTCACGTCCTTGCCTTGAGCCTGCATGTTCTTGAGGGCCTGATTCCGGTAGTCCTCCATATCCTGGATCACGGTGTCCATCTTCGCCCGGAAGGTGTCGTCATCGTCTGAGAGCCCCGGGAGCGCCTCCATGATCCGGTCGATTTCCTTGGCAGAGGCCCCGGCACCGGTGATCTCGTGGCGGTAGGCGTTGCCGATCGCGGAGAGGCGGGCACGGAAAGCGGCCCGTTCCGGGTTGAGCCCGAAGTACTCCGCCGATTTCACCGCCCCGAAGGGCACCTCCATGAAGGGCCCGGTGTTGATCTTCTCTTCGCCTCCCTCGCCGGTGCCCTTACCCTCCCGGAGCTTCTTCAGTCCTGCGATCGTCTTGTCAACGGAGGTGATGTCTTTCACCTGAGCATCGGAGAGCCGCGCTTCCTTCTGGGCCGCCTGGGCCGCCTTCGCCATCTCCATCCTGGCGCCGGCCTTCTCCCGCTGGAGGGCGGCCACCTGAGGGATGAGCCTCTCAACGGTGGAGCGCCGCGAATCCGGACCGAGCGCCAGGCCGAACTGATCCTTGATGATCTTCAGTTCCTCCGGCGTGAAGCGGTCCGCCTCCTCCTGGTCGAGCCGGGCGAGCCGCCGCCGGGTGCCTTCCGCATGGAAGGGGGGCTGTCCCACCAGGCCGGCCCGAACCTGAGCGCCGGTGATGACGTTGATGTTGCCCAAGCCTTCGGCGATGTCGCCCATGGCCTCCAGGCGGCGCCGTTCTCCTGCGAAGTCCCTGGGAGGTTTGTTGAACACAGTCGCAGGCTGTTCAAAGGCTGGCGGCCCGACGGGCGGGGCCTCCGGGATCCCGAGTGCCTCCGAGCCCGGGGCGAAAACTTTCTTCCCCTCCGGCGACCTGAGGACCTCCGAGGTGAGCCCCTTCCTCAGCGCTTCCTCCTCCTGCGGGATGTCCGGGATCGGCGGGGGGGGGATCCTCGTGGAGGACCCGATGCGCAGATCCCTTGCCCCGGAGAGGGTCACGGGTCCGGCCGGCCCCTTCGGTCCGGCCGGCGGGCGCTCGGGCATCGGAGGCGGAGCCGTCATCCTGGTGGTGGGCGGGAGGATGGAGGGATCAAACCGGTAGACTTCGGGTGGGGCGTCGATCGCTGGCGGCCCGACCGGTTCCCGACTCATGGCGGGCGGCATCGGGATGTCGCCGGGGAGGAGGCCACCGCGGCCGCGGCGCCGAGCGCGCAGCTCGGCCTCCAGTTGTTCAAGATCGGTGAGTGGCATGTGTCCTCCTCAGAAAAGGCCCGCGGCTCCGCCGCCGGCCTGACCGACTCCGCGGCCGATGCTCATGATGGTTTGCTCGCGGGCGGCCTTGTCCTGGTCCTTCTTGAGCCCGAAGGCGTTCAGGGCCCCGGAGAGCCCGGAGGCCTTCTGGAGCTGGTAGTCGGCCAGGAGGCCCCGGAGCCGGTTCCTCCGCTCGAGGTTGCTCTCCCCCGTCGCGTACTTATTGAGCACGTTCGACTCCCCGATCCGCTGTGCGTTCCCCACGTTTGCATTGGCCGCCGCCCCGCGCGCCTCCGCCGCGAAGCGGTTCGCCTCCGTTCCCTGGTTCGCGATGTACTCCGCGAGCCGATTCATGATGCCCGCATTCTCGGAGGCGGCCCGGTAGTCCTCCCCGCGGATCCCGCTCGCGGCGCCGAGGCCCCCTGCGAGCCCAGTCAGTTTCGCCTGCTCAGACCGGGCGGCCAGGTCAGCTCCGAGGCCGCGGGCCGACTCCGCCGCCTGGCTCGAGGCGAGATTCGCGGCCAGGAGCTCGTCGGTGGAGCCGAGGCGCCCCTGGCGGGCGAGATCCGCCCGTGCGGTGTCGAAGTTCCGGGCCGCTTCCCCGGCAAGCCGCCGGCCGGCCTCCTGCTCTGCAAGGCGCTCGGAGAGGGGGAGCCCCTCGTCGGCCATGCGCTCGTACTTCTTCAGGGAGCGCAGCTCGGAGAGGCGGAGCTCCGGGGATTCCGCGATCGTCTTGATATTCTGGGGGATGACAACATCGTACACTTCGGGGAAATATTCGGCGAAGACACGGAGCTGAGGCGCGGAGAGCTCGCGCATGTCAAACTCGGGGTCCTTCAGCTTCTTCCAGACCTCAAGCGCCTCCTTGTAATAGCGATCGCCTCCCTTACCCCCGGCGCCGGCCAGGACCGCGATGCCTCCGATCGCGCCCCCGATCCCCCCGCCGACGTCTCCGAGTCCTCCCAGTGGCATCCCGTCACCTCCTCAACAGCGTGCTCCGGTGTTCAAGCCGCCGCCAAAATCCCCGCCACCGCCGCGCGCACCACCATGTTGACCGTCTGCTGGAGAACCGCCGCCAGTTCCTCCGCCTCCCGGATGGCGATCTGAGCGCCGATGAGCCCCGCCTGGAGCTCGAGGTGCTCCAGGTTGTGCGCCCATTGGGGGTCGCCGTCGACCGTTCTGGTGACGTAGAGTGCGGCCTCATCGATGAGTGGCTCGACCCGCTTCTGGTACTCGTCCTTCAGGTCTCCCTTGAGCGTCTCCAGGTGCTCCATGATGACGATTCCGATCCCGGTCCGAAGCTTGTCGATGTCGATCACTTGAGCGCCTCCAGGGTCCGTTCGAATTCCTCCGCCGAGCGTTTCCGGGTCGCCTTGCTTTCCGGCGACAGCTTGGGATCGGCCTCCACGTAGGCCACATACTCCGCCCCCAGAGTCTTCCAGGCGCTCTTCAGCGCGGGCGTGGCGATCTGCGCGGGACAGCATCCCAGCGGCAGAACGATGAGGAAAAATAGGGCCATCAGCTTCATTTGTGTGGTAACTCCTTCACAGCATCCGTCAGCTCTTCGATCTGGTGTGACATCCGGGTGAGGATCTCCAGGTTCGCCGCGTGCTGCCGTTCCCTGGCCTCCGCCGCCGCCTTGACTTCGGCGAGGGTCTCTTTCCGGGAATCGGTCAGCGTCTTGAAAAGCGCCGCGACTGTGGCGACAAAAGCCCCGCCCATGCCGACAAAGCCCCACTGCATCAGGCCGATCGTCGACCGCTGGCTCTCGATCACCAGCGACGACTGGAGCGAGTCCAGGTCTGCCGCCAGAAAAAGGAGCACGATCCACGCCATTACCTCTTTCCCATGCTTTCGCTGAGGAGCCACGCCCCGAGGACGAAGGAAGCCCCGTACATGAGCGCGACTGCGGCGTCCTTGTTGCCCGCCTCGCTAGCGATGAGGACGCACATTGAGGCCCAGGCTGCCGCGGTGATGAACTTCTTTTCCGCCCAGACCTTTGCCAGGAAATTGGGCTCATTCGCCATCGCTTCTCTCCTTCGGTTTCAGAGCCACCACACCTCCGGCGAAGATCCCCAGGAAAACCACCGCCCAAGGTGCGGTCGCAAGCCACGGGGAGAAGACGATGCTGGTCCCGAGCGGCTTGAACTTCTGGCCGGCAAGCACCTGCTCATGGATCGCCTTTGCCTTCGCTTCCTCGAGCTCGAGCTCTTTCAGTTGCACCGTGGAGCGCCGCACGTCGTAGTCCGGCGCGTCCTGGCTCTGGACCCCGGCCAGCTTCAGGCGGGCGGCGGCGTAGTCGTTCCGCCGCTCCTGGATCAGTTCTTCCGCCGTTGGCGGCTTCGGTGGGGGAGGCGGTGGGGACTGCCACGGCAATTCGGCGCAGCCGGTGAGGAGGAGAAGAATCATCACTCGCTTCATGATGCCGCCTTCTTTGCAACCGGTACTTTCTTCCCGATCTTGTCGGCAGGGGCCTTCAGCTTTTCGGCAGTCGAGTAGCCGGTGTGAGCGGCGCCCTCCATGAGCTTCCGGATCTTGTCCTGGCCGGGGATCTTCACGATGCCGGTGCCGGTGGCCACCTTCGCCACCTTGGCGATGGCTTTGTTGATGAACTTGCCCTGCTCCTCATGCGCCTTGTGGAGCTTCCGAACCTGTTGGGCCCATGTCTGCTGGTTCTCAGTAAGTGCCCCCCGTTGAGCCTTGACCGCCGCACCCTCCTCCTCGAGATACCGCCCCACCTCCGCGTTGATCTGCGCCGCGCGGTAGGGCTCGCCGGCCTCCGCCAGGCGGTCCGATTGGCTGAGGAGGTCCTGGATCCGGTTGTAGACGCCCCGCTGATCTTCGCTCGAGAGGTTCTCGCGAGATGGTCGCACCTCGTCCACCAGGCCGGTGAAGTTCCGCACGTCGGGGAGCTCCAGGTCCTCGCCGTAGTAGAGAGGGGCATAGAGCCCGTAGGGCGACTCCTGAGCGCCCCCGGCGCCCTCCACCACGGAGGTGTAGCGGCCCTTCGAGTACTTGCTGGCGAACCCCGCGCCCTCGAGCTCCCGCTGGCGCTCCATGGCCCGGGCCCGGATCGCCTCCAGCTCGTCCTTCGAGTACCTCTTCTTGGCCTCCGCATACCACTCCTCCGGGAACCCGATGGTTTCGTGGCCGCGGGAGGTCGCCTGGAGGGTGAGGAGCGGAACGTCCTTCAGGTCCTCGTACTTCTGAAGGATCTCCGCGCGCTTCCCGAGGGCCTCCTGCGTCTTCGTCCTCGCCTCGGTGGCGAAGTCCTCCGGCTTGAAGCCCTGCAACACACCCTCAAGCTGTTCCAGTTCCTTGAGGGCGGCCGGATCCCCCGTCTCCTGGAAGCGGGTGTAGGCGTCCCGGATGGCCTGGTTCTTGTCCTCCTCCGCCGCCACCTTCGCGACGAGATCGGATTGGATCGCCCCCTCCTCCCCGGTGAGGAGCCCCCGGGCCTGAGAGGCGATGTCCGCCTCCTGAGCCTGGCGGGCCCCTGCGATGGCCTCCGACTCGGCGGCCACCCGGGCGAGCTCCGACTGGAGGCGGGCCACGTCCTGTCGGCCCTCCCGGGCTTGAGCCCGGTATTCCGGGGAGTCCAGATAACGGCGGGCCTCGAAGGCGCGCTCCCCAGCGCTCAGGCCGGCCGTCTGCTCCTGGAGGGCGTTCTGAATGCCTCCCGCTGTTTCAAGGCTCCCGGCGCGCGTCCCAAGCTCCCCGGCGGCCTCCTGGAGGCCGGCGAGGTCCCCCAGGTCGAGCCCGCCGGGTCCCTGGTACTGGGCCTCTACCAGGGCGCGGGCCGGCTCGAGGTTCTCCACCTTGCCCCGCTCCGGCCGGAGGGTGCTGGCGATCGTCTGCTGCCCTCCAATGCCCTCCCAGGTCCGGTAGGGCCCGGCGGCCTCGGTGAAGCGCCCGGCGCTCTCCTGGAGCTGGCTGGGCAGCTTCTGGAGGTCCTGACGGAGGCGTCCGAACACGTTCGCCGGGCCGCCTGGGAGCTGCGAGGAATAGGGCTGCACCTGGATGATGGGCTTCGAGCCGCTCGGGCCGGCCTGGAAGGGGGCCGGCGGCGGGACGATTGAGGTCGGCGCCGTGGTGGCCTTCGGCGAGGTGGAAGAAGTGGTGCCCCCCAGAGGGCCCGCGGTCGGGGCCGTGGGGGGCACCGCAGCACTGGTGGTTCCGGTGGTGGTGGTGGCCGGCTGGATCGGTTGCGGCGCGGTGGGGGAGGAAGACTCCGCGATCGGCTGAACAGAGGTTTCCGCTGTTGCGTAACTCTTCGGCCGGTTGCTTGCGAGCTGCTCTTCGAAAGTCTTGAAAACGTAGGGCATAATTTGCTTCAACCCGAATACCGGACCATGATTATGGGATATACGTTAGCCGCATAGGCCGCGGTGTTCAGCACCCCGCCGGCCGGATACGGGTCCGGCAACGCGGCATAGGTGAAGGCCGTGGTCATCCAGAACCGGCCGACGCTGGCGCCAAAAGTTGATGGCCAGCCGAAGGGAGACGCGGGTTGTCCGGTGCTTCCGTTGAGGCGTACGGTTGGACCTTGGGCCGCACCTCCCGTCTTCGCCAAGTAAACGAACCAGACGATCTGATTCGGCGGAAGAGGCGTGCTGATGGTCGCCGTCTTCACCCCGAGGGTGGTGACGGCGTCGAACTCGCCGGAATCGACCAGAAGGGCATCGGGGTAGAGGTTCGTGTCGCTAGTAGATGCATAAATGCCGACCCGACAGCGGCGCGTGGCCTGTCCCGAGGTCCATTCGATTCCAATTCTGTCGATGGTACCGCCCCGGCCCGTCCAGTAGGGAAGGGTGAAGAGGGTGTCCACGCCGGGGGCGCCGGTTCCTCCGAAAGTGGCCGATGGGAGGACGCCCGCCGGATACCAGCACTCGAATGGGCTGGTACCCACCTGGCGGAAATAGCTGATGTCGCCCGAGGGGATGTCTGCATTCGTGAGCGCGCGCCAGGTTCGGGAGCCGTCAAGGAAGGTCGCTGAGGAAGGGGAGCCGCTCCCGAGCTCGGCGACCGGGACGAGGGTGGATCCGTCCAGGCTGGCATACCCGCTCGCCTGGTCCTTCTCCGAGAGGAGCTGGTAGGCGGCGAGGGCGCTCGCCAGCTCTGCGGCGGTGGTGTAGGTCGGGTGCGGGTCGCTGGCGGCCTCATGCGCCGCGATGGCGGCCGCCACCTCGGTATCCCGGGCGATCGAAGCGGGGAGATCCCCATCCTGGATCGACTGCCAAGCGAACGTGGTCGCCCCGGTCGCCCGAACAACTTGTCCCGCTGTTAAGCCGCTCGCGGCGTGGAAGGCCCCCACCAGATCGTGGATGGTCAGGCCTCCTCCGCCGCCGCCGCCCTGGTCCTCGCTCGGGGTGGGAAGGTCGCTCGTCTTCTCCGTCTGCACCCCGGAGGGATCCCCGTGCACCTGGATCACCACCGGCACTTCCTGGGAGGGTACCGGGGTGCCGAAGTACACCGTGAGATCCAGCGTCCCCACGTCCACCGGCTCCACGACGGGGGCGAATGCGGGGTATGGGGTGGCAACGATCGTCACCCCGGATGGCCGGATCCGCATCCCGTCGATCTGGACGCGCACCTTCCGCCCGTGCCGCACCCCGATCTTCTTGAGCGGCCCGCCGGAGGTGTTGGCGGGGAGGAGCCGGCCCTGAAGGGACTTCGTGATGATATCGAGCTGGCGGTTGACCGGCCCCATGTAGCGGTCCGCCCACTCCGGGGCGTCCGGGAACTCCCCGCGGGAGAGCGGCTTGAAGGCCGGGATGGTGTTGTTCATCGGCGATGTGTCACGGAGGAGATGGTCCTCACGTCCTCCGTCACCTGGAGGAGGGTGCAGGCCTCCCCCGCCGTCTTGTGCCGGAGGATCAGGTCAAGGCACCGGTGGCGCTGGTGGTTCCGGGGCACCTTCTCCCGCGCCGGCTCCGAGTGGCCGGTGTGGGTGCTCCCCCAGTCGAATCCCCAGTTGAAGCCCCACCCGCCGCCCCCGCGCGGGTTCAGATAGTCCCGCCGCCACTCCACGGCGAACTGCATGTCGGACTGGAAACCGAAGTCGAACACGGAGGGTTGCCGGTCCTCGAAGTAGGCCTGGACGTCGGTTGCCTGTTTCAGGATCGCGGCGTTGCCACCGTCGAAGCGGTAGCGGAGTTGCATTTCGATCGGGCGCCAGAGTTCGCAGTCATCCAGATCGAGGTCGTTCAGGACCTGATCGAGGGTGAGGCGGAAGATCCCGCCTCCGAGGTCCTCCACGGCGCAGACCCGGCCGTGATTGAAGCCCTGGCGAAAGCGCCACCCGGCCGTGAGGTCATCAAAGCCGTCATAGTCCACCGTCACCCGGGAAACCGTCCCCTCCCATGGAGAGAGTGCCTCCGTTTCGTCGAAGTCGGTCACGGTGCCCCCGTAGGTCTCATCGCGGTAGTCGGCACCCGAGCGCGCATAGCTCCGGCGCTCCTCCACCACCACCGGGGTATCGGAGCGGGCGAGGTAGAGGAGGTCCTTCCCTTTCAGGACGAGGCTGGCGGAACTCGGCCGGCGCCACGGGCCCGTCCAGCGGTTGCCGAGGTAGTTGTACACCCACACGTATTGGGCGGTGATGTCCCCGTTCCCGGCCTGGGTGAACAGAAGATACTTGTGGTCGGACTCGTAAGCGGCCCCGTGGGCGATCGTGTTGAAGGCGTTGAAGCGGCTGATGGTGAGGAGGTCGCTCCCGATCTTCCCCTCACTCACGATCCCAGAGCCGAGGGCGCTGATCCGCATCACACCCTGGTTGAAGTACCCGAAGGCGTGATCGTCCAGCTTGACCAGGGTTTCCGGGGCTTCGAGGATCACCGCCAGATCGAGCTCGTCCAAGCCGAACGTCTTCCCCGCCCCCCCGTCCGACTCCCCGGTGATCTTGTAGGCGCCGCCGGCAGTGAAGACGAGGAGGGCGCTCGAGGTGGCGAGGAGGCCCCGAATCTCGTCCAGGTCACTGCCGGCTCGCCAGGCGTTTGCGAACGGGACAGCCTCCGGGCGTCCCGCCCGGCTGTTGTAGATCCCGTTTTGCCGATAGTCCTCATCGGAAATCACGTCCTCGCCGGAGGTGGGAATGGTCGGAGTGAAGTTGTCCCCCGTGCCGCTCGAGTCGGCCGTGACCCAGAAGGCATCAACGTTGAGTGCCTTCCGGCGGAGAAGGACGATCCCGGGGGCGTCGGTGGGGCCCGAGATGTAGAAGGCCTCCACCGCCGAGGTGGCGTCCCGGTTGACGATCTTGACGAAGCTCCGCATCGTCTTCCGGATGTTCGCGGCAGTGGTGGATTCCGTAGTCCACCGCTTGAATTTCCTGGCGCCCTGGTTCTCGGCGGTGCTGAAGGTGTAGGTCTGGGTGATGTCCACGTGAAGGGTGATCGCGGCCGTGTCGTCGACGAGGCCGACCACGTCCAGGAGCTGGAGCTTCAGGTTGTGCGCCTGGCGGGTGTGGGCGTACCAGAGGTGGCCCTGCCAGAGCTGGACGTAGCGGGCCCACGGGGGGCGGTCCGGGGTCTGCGAGGGCCCGTTGGCGGTGGGATTCGACTCGAGCTGGATTCCCAGGAGCTCCTCGTCCAGGGAGTCCACGAAGGTGATGATCCCGGTCGACACGTCGGAGGATGTGATCTCCTGGCGCTTCACCAGGAGGTGCCGATCCCCGGGGTCATCGTCGTCGGAGGCGCTCTGCTCCGTCCGGTAGAGCTCGAGGAAGTCCCCGGCCGCCACCTGATCGGGGAGGGTGATGCTCAGGGTCACCTCGGAAGACTTTGAGGCCATGGCGGTTCCGGGGCTCGCCGGGGCGCCCACCACCGTGTAGGTGTAGGTGTCCGGGTCCACCACAGTGATCGTGTGCGGGCCCTCCTCATAGGCCGCATCCGAGGCCTCCGCGATTTCAATCTCATCCCCCGTGGTGTAGCCGTGGGCGACCTGGGTAACCGTCACCGTGCCCCCGCCGAAGGTCAGCGCCACCTCCTCCGGCGCCGGGTTCGCCACCGTCTCCCGGTAGCTCGCGGCACCGGGGATCTCGTTCTTGTTCCCGTCGACGTGGACGAACACCGCCTTGTAGCCCACCTGGGTGTCCCCGAGCATCCAGCCCCCGCCGGTGCCGGAGAGCTCCGGGTTCAAGTCGAGCCCCTGGGGCATCCCCGCGCGCCGCGGCGTGCCGTCCAAGGCGTCCAGGACCACAGGGCCATCCGCGGTGGTCAGGTAGAGGTTCTCGGAGGCCTCCACGAAGCGGATGCGGGTGGAAGCGTCGGGGGACTCGTAGGTGCCGGTGATCTGCGTCCAGTCGGTGCCCGCCCCGTCCGAGTCGTAGAAGAGCTCATCGTCGACGTGGAGGAGGAGGCGCAGGCGGTACTGGAGGATCTGACTGACCACCTCGTCAAGCTGTTCACCGTAGAAGTCGAAGCCCCGGCGGAGCTGGTAGACGCCATCCCGGAGGATGTCCGCGTCGAAGGACTCTAGGACCGAGCCGGGAGGCAGCGTCAGGGGGGAGGGCTGAGTCTGGAGTCCCGGCGCATCCTTGACGAAAACCTGGCTCGATTGCGGCATCTACCCTCCGAAGAGCGGCGAGCGCCGCCCGAAGAACCGCTGAGGCTTCGACTGCACCCGGTCCGAGGCGATGAGGGGGATCGCCGCGGCCTGGTCCTTCTCCGCCTGCTGGGCGTGGTGCTGCATCCCGTTGGGATCCCCCTCCGCCTCCGCAATCCGCTGAGCCACCCCGCGCGCGAGCGCAGGAACCAGCTCCTCCGGGAGCGCCACCAGGGCGGATTCCCGTTCCGTGCAAACCCAGTCCCCCGCCTCCACCGCCCGGGTTCCCGCGGTGGAGCCGTCGATGGCGTCCGCCAGGGTGATCACCGGGCCGGTGATGTTGGTGATCCGGTTCCCCCAGAGGCGGAGGTCATGCCCTCCCTGAACGGTGTGGATGTCGATCTTCGTCCCCTCCTCCCAATCATCCGGGGGACTATCCGCGAAGGTGATCTGTTTCAAAGTCGGGTCGAAGCCTTCGACCTGGCGGGCGTCTTCCTGGAGGACGATATCCCCCACCCGGAAGGGGAAGAGGACCTCCAGGCTTCCGCTCCCAGGGTTCCCCACGAGGTTGATGTGATTCGCGGTCAAGTAGAAGCCCACCGGCTGGCCGCCGGTCGAGTTCCACTGGTGAAGATCGGCCAGGGGCACGGCCTCGAGCTTGAAGCGATTCCCGGCGCCGTCGACCCACCAGATGGCCCGGAGTTTGTCCCCGACCGCGCGCTCCGGGATGCGGTATTCCCCCTGGCCCGCGGTGACGGGGATCCGCTGGCGCTGGACGTTGTACTCCTCCCGCGCCGCCAGGAGCGCCGGGAGGAGCCGGGAGCGGATGTAGCTGGCGGCGTGCTTGAGGAGGTCCGGATCCCGGTAGCCGTCCACCGCCCCGTCAGGGAACCCACCGATGGCCCGGATTTCTTCGAGGAGGTCCGAGGCTGAATAGATCATGCGCTGTACCTGATCAAAATCCGCGGCGGGATACCGCTCCCGAGAATAGAAGCACCAGTTGGAAAGGGCCCGGGCAATGCGCTGTAAGAATGCACCGCGGTGACCCAGTACCTGCCCGCCTCGGATCTGGATGCCCCGGCGGCACCGAAGATGGAGTTGTCAAGACTCGATGGGCCCCCTAGAACTGGAACGGTGCCGCCTCCACCAGTCAGGAGGATCGCGAACCAGTAGAGCTTCGCCGGCTCCAGAACTTGATTCACGTTCAGAGTCAGGAAGCCCGTCCCGCTCGTGTCGATCTCTCCGAAATCGGCCACCAGGGCTGAAGGATAGAGGTTTGCATCTGACGTGGCCTCGTAGAGTCCGACCCGCGCCTTGCTCGAAACTCCACCAGCGGTATCCACGAAGATTCTGATGCGGTCGATCGTCCCACCGCGGAGCGTGGCGAAGGGCATGACCGCAAGAAGGTCATCACCCAAAGTTGACGCGGACAGGGCCGTGTTGAAAAAACTGCCGTTCTCTCCAACCGGATACCAAGCCTCGATGCTTGCTCCCCCGGCGTGGCGGAAATATTCGAGGGCCTTTCCTGGAGCCTCAGCGAAAAGGAGGGCTCCCGCGCCATCGGATTGAAGGACCTGGCCCTCACTGCCATCAGCTTCCGGAAGCGTCAAGCTGTAGTCCGATGCGAGAGAGGCCGGCGCCAGGATCGAAATCTTGTTGGTGCCGTTTGCCTCGTCCTCGTAGAGCTCGAGGGCGTTCTGATCGAGGAGCCGGATGGCGTCCCCGAATTCCACCGGCACCTCGAAGGCGGTAGTGAGGGAGGAGCGGCCGATCTCGAACCAGGATCCCGAGTCGTCATCCCAACGGAGGTGAAGGGCCTCACCGAGGGTAAGAGTGATGGCGCTGCCACCTCCAAGAGTCACGCTCGCCCCGTCCAGGATCTCGACTGTATCGGAGGCGTGGCCGCCGAGGAGGGTCAGGATCTGCCCGTCTTTCTCCCCGTCCGCGATGGCGGTCACCGCGGAGAGAGTGACCGGGCCGCCATCGCCCTGGAGGCGGTGAACACGGTTCCCAGGTGTCAAAGTCGCCCCCGCCGCGAGAGTGTTGACCGAGGCGGCCGCCTGCCAGTACTCGAGGACGCTCCCATCCCCCCCAAGGAAGCTGGTCGCCTCGGCGTGGTCCACGAAGTCATCGAGGAGGCCCGAGACGTCGGAGGCCCAGCCGTCTTCCCCGGGCGTGTCCGGAATCCGGCGGACCGATCCCCAGAGCGTCTTATCGTACAAGCGTCACCTCAGATCCATCTCAAAGAGGGCGGGCGGCTCCCCATGTCATGAACCGCCCGCCCGTGCCTCCTCTTCTCACTTCAGCTCGTCGGTGGCGTGATCAGGCTGTAGAAGATCGCCAGGCGGATCCGACCGCTTTCGACGGCCAGCGCATCAACCCCGTCTGCGAGGCTGATGGTCAGATCCGCCCCCACGGGAAACGCGAAGCTGCCGGGGACAAACTGCTCCTGGTACTGGTCCTGCGGACCCGACGTGCTCCCGGCCAACGCCCCGACCTTGTTGGCCACGAAAAAGGCCGCGTCCTGAACCCCACCATCTCCCCACACGAATCCCATCGACCAGTTCGTCGGAACCGCCTCAGCCTCGCCCAGTAGATCCACCAGAATGAGCGTTCCGATCCGCACGTCGAAGGCCCCCGCCGGGATCGCGTCCTCGATCGTGCAGACGCCCCCGCCGGTGTCCTCGATTTCGACCAGCATCTCCGTGACGAACTGTGTGAGCCTGGCCCCATGCTTCGATCGATGGATGATCGGGCACTCATCGACGCGCACTTCCTTGGTGTCTAGGTAGGCCCCCCAGAGGCCGTTTTTCTTGATCCAGAGTCCCATCCTTCCTTCACCCCCTCTCAGGCGGTGGGCGGGGTGACTGCGGCGTACTCGATCACCAGCCGCACCTTGCCGCCCTCGATGTCCTTCGAACCGTTGGAGGTGATCAGGATGTCCGTGGCGGCCGGGTAGAGCCCGGGGGCCGTCTGATCCGCCGCGTAGTCGGCCGGCCCAACAGTGGTACCAGCGGCGAGCGCCTTGCCGGCCGCGAAGCGGTCAGCATCCCCCGTCACGCCGAGAGAGAAGGACGCGATGCCCGCCTCCCCGGTGATTGCGGCGATCACCCTGGCGGACACCAGGACGTCGCAGGCTCCGGCGGGGATGGCCCCGGCCACCGTCACGACGTCATCGCCCTCATCGGTGCAGTCGACGACGATCTGCTTGACCTTCCGGGCCGACTTGTAGCCGTACTCCCCCGCGCGGATGATATCGACTTCCGATTGCAGCCGCTCTCCGGCGCATCCTCCGCCGTAGCCGTGCCGATTTACCTGCCAGCCCATCCGGGCCTCCTTTCGTTGAACACCGAATCCCGCTGTTCAGGGAAGACGCCGGCGCCGCCCGTCCCGCGCGTAGCGGTCCATGGAGTGCTCCATGTCCCGCTTGCCGGCCGGTGGCTTCGGATGACGCTTCGGCGGCGCCTTCCCCTTCGGCGGTTGCCAGTCCTCATCGCTCCAGGGGGAAAGCGGCTCGTCGCCCTCCTCCCCGACGCGGCCCGTTGTCGAAGCCTTGCGGGCCGCCCGTCGCTCGAGGATCTTTCCGAGTACTCCCAGGGCCTGGAGATCAAAGGCATTCTCGTGATCCCCGCCCACCTTCGTGTCCTTCTCTTTTTCCATCCGCTCACTCGTTTTTAGAACCGGGCGGGAGGTACCGAGCCCGACCTCCCGCCCGAGAAGAAGACGCGCGGCCGCAGTATCAGGCGACCGTGTTCTGAAGAATGTTCTTGAAGAAGACGCAGAACCCCGGGCGCTCCGTGAAGATCGCCTGGTGGTGGAACCCGCGGAACTCGAATCCCGCGTTGTTCGAGAGCTCGAGGAGGAAGTTGCCCGGCCCGCTCTTCGTGAGGCCGGTCATCTTGCTCCGGTCGAAGGTGATGTCCGTGGATCCGAGGCGCTCGAAGCCCTTCTCAGGGATTACGAAGGCCTCCGAGGCCTTCACCATGGCGTGCGCCCGGAGCTCCACGGGGCCGGCCACGGAATGGTAGGTGATCCTCTCGTGTCCGACCTCCACCATCCCCGGCTTGTACCCGGAGGTGTCGTCGGTCCGGAGCGCATCGATGTCCGAGTTGATGTCCACCCAGCTATCGAGCGGAAGCCAGGCGATGAACCGGTTCCCCTGGCCTCCCTTGGCCGCGATCCGCGCCATCGCACGGCCCAGCTTCGGGAATGTCAGCGGTCCATTGTTGACGTCGTAGACGTTCCCACGCCATTTATTGTAGACGCCGACGTCGATGTTGAAGAGGGTCCCGGAGGTGGTGGAGAGGATCTTCTTGAGCCCCGCCATCGTGTTGTGATCACCGCCCTCTTCGGAGAACTGAGTCTTGTAGTGGATCACGTCACCGGCTGCCACCGCCGCGGGCAGGTCATCGAAGGTCACCACGCGGGTGTCCAGGTCGACGCTTTCGATGGTTGCGAAGGTGTCGTTCCGAAGGTCGGTGTGATCGGGGCTATAGAACTCGACTTTCGCCCCTTCCACCCAGAGGCCGGGCGCCCAGCTCGCCAGGGTGATCTGCACCGAGTCCGTGGCGATGGTGCCGGAGGGGTCCTGCGGCTGGCCCTCGATATCGAGGACCACGCCGATCCCCTCATCATCCTGGCCGTAGAGGATGTCCGCCTCGAGGAACTTCCGCATCGCCTCGTAGGCGTTTTTCACGGTGGATCCGGTGGTATTCTCGACAGCCTGCGCGGGATCCTCTCCAGCGAAAGCCGCCACGTAGGCCACCGCCGAGCGGAGGCACCCGCAGGAGCCCTTGACCTTCGCGAACTTGGTCACCCCGGCGATGGGGAGCTCGAGATCGAAGGCCGAGCCGTCCTGCTGGGCCCACGTCATTCCGGCTTCGAGCTGGAGGGCCAGGCTCACCCGGATCTCCTCTCCCTGCCGGCGCTTGTCGTTGAACTTGATCGTCTGCTGGCAGTCGGTGAAGGCCGGCACGACGCGCACCAGCCCGTCTTCGAAGATCGTCTTGAACGATCCCTCGAAGGTGGTGAAGTCAATGTATTGAGCCATTCTCTCTCACTTCCTAACTAAGGTTCCGCTGGACACCTTGCTTGGGTGTTCAGCGTTTCCGTTTCTTCGCTTTGGCCTTCTCTCTCAGTTGCGCGAAGAATTCCGGCGTGGAAAGTCCCATGGACATGACGATCGGCTCGTCATCCTCCTGGGACCTGGCCGGTGCCGCGTTCCCCGGAGCCGCGGCCGCGCCATTTACCGGCGCGCCGCCTGCCGCTCCAGAGCGGACCACCCTTGCCTTTGCCAGCCGAAGCGCCTGCTGGACGAGGCCCTTCGCGAAGTCCGGATATTTCTTGATGACCTCAAGCGGATCCATGGTGCCGATGGCGTCCACCGACAGAGAGCCGCGGTACCGCTCGATTTCCTTCTTCACGAGTTGCGCGCAGCCTGCGACGGTGGGCTTCTTACCCATGCGCGCGTTGTACTCGTAGATGTCTTTCAGCCTCTGGATGTTGTTCTCAGTGACCGGGAGCCCGGCCTGCTCCAGGGCCGGCCGCCCAACCGAGATGAAGCGTTCGAGCTCCTGGGCCTGGCGATCGTTCAGATCCTCCGCCTCCCGCGCCTTCCGGAGCTCCTCCGCCTCCGACTTGTAGCGAGTCGCGTCCCGCCGGGCGAGAACCGCTTCCCGCTCGACTTCGGTCATAGAGATCCACTCATCGGCCCGCTTCACGACGGCCCGGCACCGGTTCACCAGCTCACCCCATGCGGCGTTCTCATCCCCCTTATGCTTGTCATAGAGGACCCGCCAGGCCGAGTTGGTGAAGTCCTCCCGCATCTCGTCGACGAAGGCCTTCAGCTCCCCGGTGACCTTCTGACTCTGCTCGATGGCCTGGTTGGCCTCCTCGATCTTGGCCTCCGCGCCGAGGACGATCTCTTTCAGTTTCCCCACCGGGACGTGGAGCTTCTCCCCCTGGAAGTCGATCTCCACCTCCGCGGTGTCCGGCACCGCGGCGGGGGGCGCGGCGGGCTTCTCCCCCTCCTCCTGGCCCTCTGCGGGTGCCTGGCCGGGAGCTTCCCCCTCGGCCGGCGGGGCGCTGGTCTCCTCACCTTCCTCCTCCGGCAGATCGAGGGAGAACTCCGGATCGGCCCGCGCGCTCTCCGGCGGCTCGCCGGAGGCGGTCGGGGCGGAGGGGGGCGGTCGGTAGCCTCCAACCCGCGGGACGAAGTTGGAATCAGCCGCCGGGGCGGAAGGCGCGGCCGGGGCCGGCGCCGCGGGGGTGGCCGGAGCGGCGGGCGTGGCGGCGGGGGCGGTATCGCTCATGTGGTCCTCTTCCTGGCGCGGTGGATCGGCTCACGGGGCGGCTGGAGTCCCTGGAGCCGCGCGGCAATCTGATCGGAGAGCCGTTTCCTGATGACCGAGTAGTGGCTGGCGGTGGTGGCGCGGTCCTGCCAGTCCGGGAAGAGCTTCCCGAAGCCCTCCACCACCGCGCCCTGCACCTCGGCCAGGTCGCCCCCGGGGAGGCTCGCGCGGAGGATCCCCCAGAGCGTGTTGACCTCCTCCCGGAGGACAGAGAGGCGACCGAAGGTTTCCGAGTGGTGCGGCCGGCGGGTGGCGAACTTGTCCTTGATGCCCTGAGCCAGGCTCGGAAGGGTCCCTCCCCGGTTCGCGAGCTCCACGCTCTTCCGGGTCACCGCGGCGATCCGGTCGCGCGCCAGGATCTCGATGGAGTCATCCCGGGAGCCTCCCTGCGGGAAGAAGTGGAGGGAGCGGCGCACCTCGAGCGTGAGCTTGTCCTCCGGGCTGGTGAGGACCTGGCGGAGCGCCCCCTCAAGAAGAGAGCAGGCTCCCTCGATGGAGAGCCCGAGCCCGTTCGCCGGGGGGCTGGCCGGCGGGGCCTTGATCGTGGTCTGCTGCATTGCGTCCTTCTTCTGCCTCATCGGAGGGCTGCGACCGCCCGACTCTTCGCGCGGGCGTCCTGGAGGTTTTGCGCCACGGCGGGCGGGAGCTGCGGAAGGCGAGGCGTTTCCTTCGCCGGCTCCGCGCCGGGCGTGCCCTGAACACCAAGGCCAGGTGGCAAGGGGGCAGGCGCCCCCATCCCCGGCGGCATGGGCCCCCCTCCGGGGGCGTTCCCGTCCGGGGGCTCACTGGGCACTCCCGGCGCTCCCGGCGGTCCTCCACCGGCAAGGCCTTGGAGGAGGATGGGGGGCACCTGGAATCCCAGGATGAGCTGCATCTCGACGATTTTCGGGATCCGGAGCATGTCGATGTGCTGCTCCAGGTGGGCGACGAAGTATTTGCCGGCCTCCGACTGGCGGAGCTCCGTCGAATCGAGGTAGGCGTGCTGCTCGCGGAGGTGGAGCGCGTGGTTGTCCATCGGACTCACCCGCACCGCCTCCCCCCGCGACAGCCGCTCGTTTTCCTCGCTGATGATGGCCAACTCGGACATCTCGGCGCGCATGAGTGGCTTGTATTGGCCGGTGTTGAGGACGGTCAGGATCTCTTCCTTGTTGGTGACGAGGTTGTTCTCCGCCAGGAACTTCGCGAGCTCGAAGCGGCCGGAGAGCGTCCGAGAGAGCGGGTTCCCCGCCTTCACCGCCACCCGCTGGATGAGGCTGAGCTTGTCAGCGTTGAAAGTCTTGATCGTGGTCCGGCTGTTCCCCGCGGTGGCCGCGATCGTCCGCGGGCTCGAGGCATTCCTCTGGTAAATCTCAAGCGTGGCGCTCCCCACGTCCGAGAGAAGTTGGTAATAGGCCGCGATCAGGTGGGAGGCGGCCTGCTGGGCCTTCTGGTCGATCAGCGCCAGGGCCACCCCGGAGGTTGCCTTGTCGGTGGGGATCCCGCGCGCCACCGCGTTGACGCCGGAGATGGCCTCCCCCATGCCGCGGAGGAGGGTGATGAGCTGGAAGGCCTCCGGGATCGGCTCCAGGAGCTTGAGGGACTGCGGCGGCGTGACCGATTTGATGAGGGTGCAGCCCTCGTCAATCGGCTCGATCGACATCTGATCGTTGATGTGGGTCCAGATCCGGAGCTGGGCGAAGTTCTTGTGATTGTTGAGGATGGTCGAGATTTCCCCGTTGAGCGCCTCCTGGAACCCCTGGAGGTCGAAGGCGATCGAGTAGCCGAAGGAGGTCAGGAGGT